ATTCTTTCTTTGGCATTTATCATCTCCATTGAGTGTACTTTAGACAGACAAATCTCTCCTGTTGATTTATCTATTACAAGAAATCCAGCCTCATCCAGTCCATTGGCCTGTGCATACGCAGAGATTTGTGCAATGTAACCGAAAGGATCGTCGTTTACTAAATCGTTACGCCTAAACTTATCAAAGCTTCTACCTGATGCACTCTTACAATCAATAAGCACACCATCAATCAGTGAATCCTGATGGCCCTTAACACCTTCAATAGTAAGTTCTTTCTGCTGATCTGTAACTTTGTGTCCAGATATAGAAGCACACAACAGTAGCAACTCTTCTAAAATATACCCATACAAAAACTTAATTCGTGTGCTTGGCTTTAAATAATCTTCAGTTGTTTCTACTCTTGAGTCATACCATAGCTGTCTGTCTGGTTTGCCAATAGCTGAGAGGCGCAGTGCTGTGCGATTTTTAGGAGACTCATACATAAATGTTTTTATATGTACCTTCAGCATCTCACCAAAGGTATCAATGTGCTTGTCTACTTCTGCCTCATCCATATCAATAGGATCAAAGGTAAATAAATTATAAATATCCTCGACTAATGTATCTATTGTTTTTGTCATAAAAATTAGAGGGGTACCTAAATTAATAGATACCCCTCTTCTCCTTTCAAACTACGAAGCGAGGGGGAAGTCTACCGCTTCTTTATTCGTGTATCCATCAGGGACCACATCAAAGTCAGGACCGTTGCTTGTATACTCAACAAGTTCGCGGACCTGTAGGGAGTCAAGATATCCCTTGACGCCTTCCTTACCACCAAAGGTCCATGCTTTAGGATATGCTTTAGCACATACCTTAGAACCATTGCCAATTAGTGTATTAGCAGGGAAAGGATTACGTTGTGCATCCACTACTCGAATACTTCTGGGATCACCGTTAAAGGTTGTAGTGAATTGCTTGAGTGTAACAAAGTTACCACGCTTATCATCTGGCTTTTCTGCTGATACATTCTTAACAGTCAGCCCGACATCCTGTGCAATCTTTAAATTATCAGGATCAAGATTACAAATATCAATAGTGTACTCAGGCTTCTCTGGGTTGATCGTGTTAGGCTCAAACACCTTTGCCCAGTAAGCTTCACCAGTGATAAAGATAGGGTTTGCGTAATTTTCGTTAGCCATTTTATTTTCTCCTTGAGTTTCTAAATTTAGTTTCTATCTTGTCTACTACACAAGAACACACATTATAACATGCGGTATCTTATAAGTCAACAATCTTTGTCAATTAATTTGTACTCTACTTCTTTCATCAAGTCATCAACTGATACTTGAGTTAGTAGGTCGTTTCTACCTCTTCGGCTGTAGAATTTATACTTAGCATCTGAGGCTCGTTCTACGTCTATATTTTCTACTTTTTTAAACGCAAATTCTTTTAACCTTTCTCTATTAATCATAAGAAAATCTGTGTTTCTTTCAAAGGCAATCTCGTCTGCCTCTCCATGTAACCACCCAAAAGCGCCACGGACATTCACAAACTCAATCCATAGCCACTCGTCATTTACTTTATTATCTGAGCGGTTAGTTTTCTTCTGAGCTTTAACATCGACAGAGAAAAATTTATTTTCTTTACTACTTACTAGATGAAAGTCTATGTGCTTCTTAATGTTTTCCTCTTTTGTTGCATCATAAACGAGCCATCCTAAATCTTCCATTGATTGTTTAAATAAATCTTCTGCTTTTTTGCCTACGGAATACTCTCGGGCGTAAGACATTACGCTACTAGACGATAGCGAGTGTACGCATCACCGTCTGGGGTCATTGCCTTGACTGCTTCAATAACATATCCTTTCTGACGTAGGCGAGAGATAGCGGCGGTAAGGTTCTCACACCAGCCTCTTTCAATAGCTGTCTTACGGGTTACTCTCATGCCCTTCTTCAAAGCACGAAGAATTTTATTATCTACTGATTTTGTCATGTTGTTCTCCATTGTAATTGGTTTGTGTATGATACTACAAGTAAGCAAAGATGTCAATAAGTTTAATGCGTCTCTGCCCATGTCTTGCCTACTTTATATTGCGAGTCAAGTGGACACACAACAGCTAGGTTACGAGACGTATCTAAGATAGCCTCTTTAGTTATTCTACAGAAATTAAGAGTATCTTTTATACTAACTTCAAACTGATACTCATCGTGAATAGATGCAACAAGTTTAGCATCTACCCCTCTTTCATTTATTATCCTAGTTATTTGAACTAACCATTCTTTACAAATGATTGCTCCTGCACCTTGCAGTAAAGTATTTAGTGCAGCATGTTCTGATCTAATTTTTAGATGTCTACCATCCAGACCTAAGATAGAACCTTCTCTTGCAGCCTCAGTGACTTGGTTGCGTAGTCTTTTAAGGGCTGGCATATTACCTAAGAACCTTTCTATAAGGTCTCTTCCCTGTGCAGACCCACCACCAACAACCTTACCAATCTTGGCAGCACCAGCACCATATAGGAATGCGTAGATAAATGTCTTTGCTTGGTCTCTATTGGTTAGCCCTGCCATCTTCATGTTGGCTGTATGTACGTCACCATTTACTACTTCATTGATGTATGCTTTGTCTCGCATGTAGTGTGCAAGACAGCGTAGCTCTAGTCCAGAAGCATCTGTACCTATTAGGTTGTACTTTTCTGGATCAGAGATAGTCCACAGCGATCTAAACTCTTTGCCGTAGGGACTGTAAGATGCAGGGACTTGAGCCATGTTAGGACTGTTGTGAGCCATACGACCCGTCACAGTTTTGAGCGTCATCACCCTGCCTCTAACCTTCTCGTCGTCGTGGCACTCTTTGATCCACGACTTTAACATTCCTGTACGCTTCTGTAGCAAAAAGAACCTACTAAACATCTGAGCTTCAGGCATTTTAATATGGCTCAATGTCTCTTCATTGACAATAACATTGCCTTTGTCTGTGTGATGTTTAGGTTTCCAACCTTTCTCCATCAGTCTTTCTGCAATCTGTTTACGTGAAGCTATGTTAAATGGAATGTACTTTACTTTTGTTTTTAGTTGTAACTCTTTTGGTGGAAACATCTCAGTAGCTTTGGCAACCAAGCTGTCTTCTTCTTCTTGCAACTCAGACAGTAAGAGCATAGCACCACGAAGGTTAAGTGTGAAGCCATTCTTCTCCTGCTGATCTACGATTGCACGTACACAGTTCTCTAGTCTTTTACTTTTACTAGAAAACTTAGCACCCTCTTTATCAAGATGCTGTGCAACCTTATGTGTAAGCCTAACGTCCTGCTTACAGTACTCTAGCATTTCAGGTGTGTAGTATTCAAACTCCTGAAACTCTATCTTTGCAAACTCCAGTTGCTCACCCCATGCTTTGAGGGAGTGACCGCCTTCTCTGATTGGGTTATACAACTGTGATTCAATGAGGGTGTCACGGATTTGACGTAGCTGTATTGTAGAACCTGTTAGTCTATTCAAGACAGGTGCATCAAAGCTAATGCCATTGTGCATTATAAATTGCTCTACATTCTTAGACCACGTTGCAAACTCGCGACACTCCTCACCTACCCATGACCACTCAGTACCGTTGTCATAGTCTCTGGCTACAATGCAGTGGATAACTGTAGCATCAATAGCATCTGTTTCAATATCTACAATAGCTTTCATATCTAGAAAGGAATATCCTGATTGTCTTCATTTTCAACAAAGGGATTATCAATCTGTGTCATGCGACCTGTTTGATTATCATAATGAAGATGCGTAGCTATTCCTGTGTCTCCTGTATATCTGTTCTTTAGAATACGTAGTGTAGTTGTGTTGGCTTCTACTGGATCATCAGCCTGTTGATTGCGCTCCAAGGCTATCACACTATCACTTAGATGAGCGATGGATGCTGACCCACGTAGATGCGACAGGCTCACCTCACGGCCATCCTCATGCCCCTTGTCACCTGATGGGCGACGTAGGTGGCTGACCAGTAGCAAGCCAATGCCTGTCTCTTCAACAAGAGAGCGTAGCTTGGTCATAAGAATATCAATAGACTTACGCTCATCTCCATTGTCCTCTTGCCCAGAGACAAGGATGGATAGATGGTCAAGGAACACCCACTTGCAGTCCAAAGCCTTTGCCATGTACCGTACACGATCCAGTATCTCGTCGTTAGAGATAGAACCAAAGTGATCGAAGGCAAAGAACCTACCCGTTCCTACCGTCTTTTCCTGCCAATCATTTAGTTGTTCCTGTGTAAACTGATCTCTAATCTCCTTAATATATAGTCGAGCATTAGCTTCAACAGACATAATGTTAAAGGCAGTGCTTCGGATACTCTCTTCCAAAGCTAGTACACCAATGTTTGCTTTAGTGTTGCCCATAATGTAGTGCATCAGTTCTCTAATGATGCTGCTCTTACCCATGCCAGCACCGCTAGTGAACGTGACTAACTCACCTGTACGCATACCGTACGTCTTCTCATTAAGCTTGGACCAAGGGTAGGCCACAGTTTCAAAGTACGCTTCGTCGTACAGCGAAGAACCAAGATCACTAAGATTGATAATTCCTGCTGGTGTATAGGATTTAGCAGCCCACCATGTATCTACAAACTTCTGTCGTTGATTTGTTTTTAGATACTCATTGGCATCCTTCATATCAAGGGTGACAATCTTACACTTGTTAGGCTCAAACAGTTGAGCAACCTTAGTGGCTGCTTCTCTGCCTTCTTTGTCATTATCAAAACATAATACAACGCTGTCATACATATTAAGAAAGTCAAACTGTTCCTTACAGTTTTTAACTGCTGCCCCTGCACCATTCTTTAGTGAGACTACGGGCCACTTTGATCCGAGCAGTTCATACGCAGACATAGCATCTAGTTCACCCTCGCATACGGTAACGTACTTTGCTTTGCGAGTAAATAAATGCTGCCCAAACAATCCTGCACCTGACAGGTTGCCTTCAGACCAAAACTTCTTGTCGGCAGTAGACCTAATCTTTCGACCGATCACCTCGCCATCTGGCCCACGATAGTTATACAAATGGTGTGTGATGTTTGCGTTGTCTTTAATGACCGACGCCCCAAAAATTTTGGCAGTCTCTGCTGTAATCTTTCGATCACCAAGGTCAGATATAACTGCATTGTTATAACTGTTCATTGGTTTTGATTTATCTATTGCTACTACTGTATTTGTTTGCATACTTATTTCCTCATCGGCTGGTATAAATGCTTCGCATTTGTGACAGTATTGATGGCCGTCTGAATACAATGAGTTGGCATCAGAAGACCCACACGCTTCACATGGAAGGTGCCTTACAAAAGTTCCTGTATCTGACATGGGTTA